ATGTATAACCAATGGAAGAGGTACTATAGTATTAGCAACTGCAGGAGGTAAAACTCTTACTATGGCTAGTCTTTTAGAGTTTTATTATAAAAATTATAGTAAGAATTTTAGATGTTTAATAATTGTACCGGATCTAGGATTAACAAACCAGACTAAAAACGATTTTGAAGAATATAAAACATCCTTTTCTACTTCGAAATGGACCGGGAAAGATAAATTAAATTTATCTACTAATGTTATTGTATCTAATCTAGGTATACTACAAAGCTCTAAGCAAGATATATCTTGGATTGAACATATAGATTTATTAATAATAGACGAGGTACACAAACTAAGAAGAGGTAATAAAGTAAACAAAATATTAAAAAAGGTTAAAACCTCTAATCGGTTCGGCTTCACAGGAACCTTACCACCAGATAATTTAGATAAGTGGAATATTTTTGGAAAGATTGGACCACAATTATATGAAAAAATGGCTCATGAATTACGGAAAGATAATTATGTAGCTCCTGCTAAAGTTCATGTTTTAGAACTAAACTATAATACTCCTTCGAATGAAATATACCACGGTAATAATAGTAATGCATACTACATACAAGAAAATGAATTTATAAGGCATAGCGAGTATAGAAATAACTTAATAGCTAAATTATGTAACAAACTCGACAACAATGGTTTAATATTAGTCGATTATATAGAACATGGGGAGCTTTTATTAGAAGCATTACAAGCAACGTGTAAACATAAAGATGTATATTTTATACAAGGTAGTGTAGATACGGAGCAACGGAAAGATATTCAAGATTATATGGAGTCTCAAAAAAATGTAGTAGTAATTGCGATTTCGAAAATATTTTCTACAGGAATTAATATTAAAAACCTACATTATATTATATTCGGAGGAGGTGGAAAAGCTAAAATAAAAATTGTGCAAAGTATCGGCAGGGGTCTACGCTTGCATATTGATAAACAAGAGCTTATAATCTTTGATATTGCTGATAATCTTCGGTATGGTCAACGTCATATAGAGCAAAGGCTCACATTATATGATAATGAAAAAATAGAATATACATTTACTAAATTCAATGAAACCAAAAAGTAAAAAGAAAAAGAAAAATAAAAAAACTTATTATGTTAGTCCTAAGGAGTTTTTACAACTTTTAAGAGACTACTATGAATCAGATAATTTAGTAGACGAACTAGCTGAATCAACCTATAAGATAGCAGTCGGTTTAAGTTACTCTCCAAACTTTATAAACTATAGCTATAAAGATGAAATGATTGGAGACGCAATAGTTAAAATGATTGCAGCAGTAAAAAACAAAAAATTTAATTTAGAATCCACCTCTAACCCTTTCTCATATTTTACAACTATTGCTTATCATGCATTTATTAATAGAATTAAAAAAGAAAAGAAATACAGAGAGACTATTACTGCATATCAAGAACAACTATATAGTGATTTAGATATAAATGAACCAACACAAAATACTGCCCCTGCTAAAGATTACGATAAAGAATTATATACGTAATGTCAAAAGAATCTGACAATAAGGTTGGTTTTTTCACCGATCTACATATAGGGATGCATCAAAACAGTGAGAAGTGGCATGATGTTACCTATAAATGGGCACAATGGTTTACTAAAGAGCTCAAAAGTAAAGATATTAAAAAAATAATATTTGGAGGAGATTTATTTCACTATAGAGATGAGATAAATGTTAAAACATTATATTTTACAAACTCTTTATTAGATCTATTTAATGATTTTGAAATATTAATGATACCAGGTAATCATGACGCTTACTATAAAGATAATTCAACTGTACATTCTTTATCTATTTTAAATAATAGACATAATATAACTATTTTCGATAAGCCTCATGTAGAAGAGATATGTGGCAGGCAGGTTGGTTTCTGTCCATGGGGCACTTCATTAGAGGATATTCCTGAAAATTGTGATTTGATAGTTGGTCATTTTGAATTACAAAATTTTAATTTTAATTCTTTTAAAGTATGTGAGTGGGGAATATCTTCAACTGATATTCTTACTAAATGTAAACTTATATTTTCTGGTCATTTTCATAAAAAACAGCGAAGACTATATGATAACGGAGAAATAGTATATGCGGGTAATCCGTTTGAGATGGATTTTAATGACATTAATGACAAAAAAGGATATTATATATTAGATTTTGCAAAAGATAAAATAGAATATGATTTTATTGAAAATCCTATTTCTCCTATACATGTTAAAGTATGTTTGACAAATCTAGAAGACCTTAAAGGGATTGCAAAGAAATTAGGGTGGTCCAAGCTAGCAGTAAAGATTGTTATTGATAAGGATATAAAATCTAATTTATTAGATAAAATTATTGCATCAATAAATTTTGAAGCTCCATTTTCTTTAACTACAGATTACTTACACAAATTTAGTATAGGAGATAATATAAACATACCTAACGAATTTGGAGACTTGAATATAAAACAATGTATTATAGAATATATTGATTCTCTTGATATAGAGGATAAACCAACAATTATTAACAAAACCTTACAACTATATAATAATTTTTCATGAAGTATGTAGAGTTTAGCTCAGTAAAGATACGTAATTTTCTCTCTATAGGTACAGAGCCAGTAGAGATTAATTTCCGCGAAGGTTTAAACATAATTACCGGAGTTAATAAAGATAAAGAAGATAGGAGAAATGGAGTAGGTAAATCAACAATTGCTGACGCAATACATTTTGCAATTTTTGGAGAAACTATTCGAGAATTATCTAAAGATTTTATAGTTAATTCTATTAATAAAAAAAATACATATGTAGAATTAACCTTTTGTGTTAATGAAAATAATAAAGTAGATCGTTACAGAATAGTTCGTAAGTTAAAACCTACAAAGTGTTATCTTTATGTAGATGATGTTGACCTTACTGAAAGTACTATACCTAATACAAATAAGAAAATAAAAAAAATACTCAATAGTTCTCCTGAGGTATTTCAGAACTGCGTTATTATGTCTCTTAATACAACTTTACCTTTTATGGCTCAGCGTAAAGTTGAAAAGAGAAAATTTATTGAAGGAATTTTAAATTTAGAAATATTTTCTGATATGTTACTATCTGCTCGATCAGAGTTTAATGAAGTACAGAAAAAATATGAACATATTACAAAAGATTATGATCATGCAAATAATATATGTAAGTTGTTAAATGAACAAAAAGATAATATTATTAGTAATGTTAAAGAGCAAAAAAATAAAATTTTAACTAGGGTTGAAGTTATTAAGATAGATGTAGAAGAAAATAAATCTAAAATCAAAAATATTAATAAAATATTATTTGAGAAAAGTAAAGAAAAATTTAAAGAAATAAATGAAAAGATTACTAATATTTCTACACAAATGTCTAGTGTAAAAACTAAAATTACAAGACATGAGACTGAAATAGACTTTCATACAAAAAAATTAAACAACATTGGTACAGGAGAAGATGTATGCCCTACATGCTTACATCAAATCACTAGTAATGATAGAGATCATATTGAGAATGAAAAGAAAGACATAAACAAAGATATAGAAAACTGTAAAGATGATATTGAAAGTTTAAATAAACAAATTGTTACTATAAAAGAACTAAAACAAAATAATTTAAATGCTCAAAATCAAATTAAAGAATATATTTCTAACATTAAGACTGTAAACAATAATAATAAACTTACAAAATCATATATTCAAAATTTAAATACAGATCTAGATAAAAACAATAAAGATCTCGAAGATTTAGAGAAGCGAGAGACTAGTGTAGAGATACAAGAATTAAATAATAAAATAAAACTCAATCTTGCAGAGGTAACTGATTTAGAGAATACCTCGAACTCTATTCACAAGGATTTATCTATACTAGAAGTAGTAAAGTATATTTTATCAGAAGAAGGAGTTAAGTCTTTTATAGTAAAGAAGGTACTAGATGTTTTAAATAAAAGACTATTATTTTATTTACAGAAAATGGACGCAAATTGTATTTGTAGATTTAATGAATATTTTGAAGAAGAGATAGTTAATGAAAAAGGAGAAGAGTGTTCTTATTTTAATTTCTCAGGAGCAGAAAGAAAAAATATTGATTTAGCGATATTATTTACATTTATGGACATGAGAAGACTACAAGGAGACATAGCGTACAATTTAGTTATGTTTGATGAGCTTCTCGATAGTTCGTTAGATGAAAAGGGAGTTGAATTAGTACTTAATATAATAAAAGAACGAGTAGATACTTATAATGAAAGTATCTATATTATTTCTCATAGAAAGGAATCTGTCAAAGCAGCAACTGGAGATGTAGTTGTTTTAGAAAAGAGAAATGGTATAACAACAAGAGTGGACTTACTCGACAAAACAGAATAAATCTATATAGTGCTCACACCATTTCAACCCCCAGGTAGTCAGTTACCATTTAGCCAACAAAACCCTCTTATGAGCGGTTTAAAAACAGTGATTACAGGTCCACCTAAAGTAACTTCTAAAATGGCTACTCATTCTGCTCCTGATTTAGCACGAGGTATTAATTTTTATGCCGATTATTCTGGGTGTGGTCATTGGAGAATGATATGGCCGGAAAACTTACTCAATTGTTACGGTAAAGCTAATGTACAAGGCGGTACAGTAATGATTGGGGATAAAAATTTCTATAAAGGTATTAAGACTATACGTATACAAAGACAAGCTACAGACAGTCAATTATCATATATTAAATGGTTAAAACAAGTACAACCTGAGTGTGGCTTTAAGATAGTATATGAAATAGATGATTTAATTTTTAATGAAGATATACCTCATTATAATAAATTTAGATTTGCTTTTGAAGATCCAAGTATAAGAAAGACTAGTATGAATATTATGCAAATTTGTGACGAAATTACTGTTACAAATAAATTCATGAAAGAATACTATATGGAAAAAACTGGTAATAAAAATATTACAGTTATTCCAAATTTTATACCAAAATTCTGGATGGATAGATATTATAACTTAGAGAAAATAAGAGATAATTATCAAAAATTTAAAGGTAAACCTCGGGTAGTATATTGTGGTAGTGGAGCTCATTTTGATGTAGAAAATAAAATCGGACAAAAAGATGATTTTTTTCATGTAAATGATATTATAAGACAAACTGTAGATGAATTTCAATGGGTATTTGTAGGTGGTTTTCCGCTTACTTTAAGAGATTTGATACACCAAAAGAAGGTTGAATACCATGAATGGTCTAACTTAGTAGAATATCCAGAATACATAAGCAAGTTGAAAGCAACTGTATTTTATGCGCCGCTAGAGGATAGTAATTTTAATAAAGCAAAGAGTGATTTAAAATTTATTGAAGCGTGTGCATTTGGTATACCTTCTGTTTGTCAAGACTTATGTACCTATGAAACAGCTTTCCATAAGTTTAAAACTGGTGATGATTTAGTTAATAAAATTAGACTTATAACTGGAGATTCTAAAAAATATCTAAAAGAAGTAAAAAGAGCTAGAGCTTATATTGAAAAGCGATGGATGGAGACAAATATCGATTATTATACAGAGTTATATTCTTTACCGTATGGTCATAAGAACCGCAAACTACTCAATCTCGAAAACGGAATCACTTGATTTATTTTGAATAATCCTGTATACTCGTTGGAGTGTATAGAAACTTAGCATACATACCCAATCAGCGAGTCATGAGACTCTACACATGGGATGAAAATGGGGAGAGAATAGAAACAGATTGCCCATATCAACCTTATTTTTATTATGAAACAAATTCAAATAGATATGATGGGGTGTCTTTATACGGTACTAAATTAAGAAAAGTCTTTGCTAATAGTAATCTTGACCGCCGTAAAAAAATTGAAGATTTAAATGATCATAAAATTTATGAGAACATTACACCCTATCAACAGTTTTTAGTAGATAGGTTCTGGGAAGTAAATGAATCTAATGATTTTAGTAAATTTCCATTAAAGATATGGTTCTTTGATATTGAGACATATTCCCCCGACGAATTTCCAAAACCAGAGGAAGCTAGTCATATGATAAATGTAATCACTATATATGATACAGTAAAGGAAACGTATTATACATGGGGAATTAATCCATATACCCCTAAAACAGATGATGTTGTTTACGTACATTGTAAGAGTGAAGTTGAGCTGTTACAGAAATTTTTAGACTTTTATTGCAATGATCGCCCTGATATACTATCTGGGTGGAATAGTGAGATATTTGATGTCCCGTATGTAATAAACCGGGTCAGAAATCTCTTAGGAGAAGATGCTACAAGACTGTTTTCTCCAGTCCATGACGAAATTATGAAGCCAATATACCAACGAGTGTATCGTGGTAATTTTGGTATGACAACTACGAAATATGTAGTAGAAGGGGTGTCTATGCTTGATTATCTCGATGTGTATAAAACCTTCAGCATGGGCATGAGAGACAGCTATAAGTTAGATAACATAGCTCATATAGAACTAGGAGAGAACAAGGTAGATATAGGAGAAACTAACCTTGCTACACTGTCTATAGAGGATTGGGACAAGTTTGTTGATTACAATATACATGATGTTAGATTGCTAGTACGACTGGAAGCTAAGCTTATGTACATGGATCTTGCTCGTATGTTGTCTTATATTGGACTAACCCCGTTTAATGCGGCTTTAGGTACAATCAGCACTGTAAACGGTCGAGCAATCGTTGAAGCGCGAAAGCTAGATACCCCTAGAGTTATACCAACTTTTGTGAAAGGAGATGACCGCACCGGGAAATTTGAAGGGGCTTATGTTGGTGAACCGAAACGAGGGTTTCAGGAAAATGTTATATCTTTTGACGCTAACTCCCTGTACCCTAGTGTAATGGTAACTCTTAACTTGAGCCCAGAAACTAAAGTAGGTAGCATTGTCGGTACTGATAATGGTAAGGTGTTTGTAAAGACAGTCAATAACAAGGATATTGAAATGTCTTATGAAGACTTCAACAAATGGTGTGCAAAAAATGAGATTGCAGTCACTAGAGCAAAAAAACTTTTCTCTCAAAAAACCAAAGGTATCTTCCCTAGAATTACAGATCACTTCTATGATATACGAAAAGTAAAAAAACAAGAATGGAACGAAGCTAGGGAGGCTTTACATCAATTATCATTGAAATTAGAAAAAGAAACTGACAGTAAAGAGCGTATCAAAATAGAGCAAGATATGAAAGATATGCAATTCAAAATTGATCAGCTTTGGATTTGGCAGTTTACTTTAAAGATTCTTATTAACAGAATTTACGGCTATTTTGGCAATAAAATATCTCAAATGGGGGATGGAGACATCGCAAGATCAATTACGTTAACTGGTAGAGACGTAATTAAACAAAGTAATATAATTCTAAGAAACTATATTAAAAAGATTACCGGGATGTCTGATAAAGAATTGGATGGTAATGATCCAATCATATATAATGACACAGATAGCTCTTATTGTACTATAACCCCTATACTAAAACATCTAGGTATACCCTTACATGATAACAATAAAATAGATGACCGAGTATATAAATTAGTACAAGATATTGAAGACGATTTAAACGTTCATATTGATAAATGGGCAAGAGATACCCTATTAACTAAGGATCCTAGGTTTGTTTTTAAGAGGGAGTCAATTTGTGACAAAGGTATATTTCTACAAAAGAAACGTTACGTGTTACATAAACTTGACGATGAAGGAGTAGTTTGCAATAAATTTAAATACACCGGGGTAGAGGTAGTTAGAACCACTATGCCTAATGCAATCAAGCCATATGTTAAGAAAATTATTGAACATATGATTATGACTGAAAATCAAAATACTACTAACGAACTGTTTGAAGAGACGTATGAAATTTTTAAGTCCTTACCAATTAAAGATATTGCATTTGTGATGGGAGTTAAAGAATATGAGAAATATAGCATATATACTAAAGATTGGCAGGTCAAAAAAGGAACACCGATTCACGTTAAGTCCTCTATATATTACAATAAACTTTTAGAGCATTATGGTATTGACAAGAAATATGAAAGTATTAGTTCAGGTGATAAAATCCGGTATTTTTATACTGTGACCCCTAATAAGTTTGGTTTAAATAGCTTAGGTTTTAAGTATGACTTACCTCAAGAATTCGAACAAGACTTTAAAATAGACTACGAAAAAATGTTCGACAAGATTGTTTATAGCGTTATTGATAGGTTCTATGATAACGTGAATTGGAAGTCCTTTAAACCTGGTCAAGCAGTAAATGTAGATTTATTTGATTTCTTTAAAGTAGATGTTGCAAATTAATTTCAATCATCTATAATACTTGCATGGACATTATCACATACATTGATAGTATAGGTAGGACATGTTTCGGAGAACTAGAGTCTCGTACGAAGAACTCTATTAAAGTTAAATCACCCGCTATGATTATGGTGACTCCTAACGACGCTGCGAACATGAAGGTAGACGTTATGCCTCTATTTTTTACAGAATTCTCTAACGGAAAACCACCGGTTTTTATTTATAAAGACCCTCAATTCGTAGAGGTAGAAATTGAGATTTCTGAGAAAATCTTACAGCATTATTATGCAAAGATAAACACTACAGAGGAACCAAACCCTGCAGGGGTAACTGAAGCCCTTGAGGAAGAAGTACCTGAAGTAACATTATTCGAAGAGAAATAATTATGTCATCTCTCGCTGATAAAGCTTTTGCTAAATTACAAAAGTTAAATTCAAACGCTACTACTCTCGAAAATAATACACTTAGTAACGTAACTGAGTGGATTGATACAGGTTGTTTAGTATTAAACTCTATAGTATCAGGTTCTATATATGGAGGGGTACCTAAAGGTAGAATTACCATTTTTGCTGGAGATTCCGGTTGTGGTAAAACGTTTATTTTAAATAAAATTTTAGCAAACGCTCAGCGAATGGGTATGATACCTATTATTTTTGACACTGAAATAGCTGTTGAAAATGAAGGAGCAGAAAACGTCGGCTTAGATACATCTAACGTAAAATATGTACCGGTCGATACTGTAGAAAATTGTCGTAATCAGATTATGACATTTTTAGATGAAGTAGAAAAAGAACCAGAACTACATGGTAAATTTATTATTTCAATAGACTCTTTAGGCAATTTAGCATCAGAAAAAGAAATAAATGATGCTCATGCTAATAAGGGCGCCATGGATATGGGTTTAAGAGCTAAGCAGCTGAAGTCCATGATGCGTATCATTACTTTTAAAGCAGCCGTGACTGGTACAACAGTTATATGCAGTAATCATACTTATGCGAATCCCGCAGCATTACATCCTACCTTAGTTAAGTCTCAAGCTGGTGGCTCGGGGCCTATATACATGGCGTCTATATTAGTTCAAATGGCAGCTAAGAAAGAAAAAACTGATGCATCTAACGATGAGGATGAAGCTTTAACTGAAAGCAGAAATTACTCAGGAGTTACTCTCCGTATGCTTACAGTAAAAAATAGATTCATTCCAGCATTCTTACAAGGGGAAGCTTATTTAAATTTTAAAACTGGTCTAGATAAATATTCTGGTTTAAAAGATATTGCAGTTGCTCATGGGATTGTTCAACAAAATGGTTCTACCTATAGCATGGGAGATAAAAAATTAGGTTATTATAAGAATTGGCGCAATGACGAAGAGACGTGGAAAAATATCTTACCTAAGTTAGAATCTTCTATAAGTGAAAAGTACCGATACGGTAAGTCCTTAGATAAATCTGCTATATTAGAACAAGATGAAGAGTAAAGCTGTAGTACCTATTTCAGGTGGTTTAGATAGTTCCGTAATATTAAGTTTTGCTGCTGAAAAGCATGATGATATATATGCAATAACTTATGACTACGGTCAAAAGCACAATAAAGAATTATTATATGCAGGTCTTCAAATTGATTATTATGATAATATTGAAGAGCATAACATAATTGATTTACCGTTTTTTAAAAATCTAGCTCCAACCTCTTCTCTTACAAATAATAATATACCTGTTGCTCATGCGCGAGATGTATTAGGAGACGCTCAGACTGTAAACTATGTTCCCTTTCGTAATATGATGATGTTATCTATTGCGTGTTCATATGCAGAGGCGGTAGGAGCGGAGACTGTATATCATGGATCTGCTTTGGTAGATAGTCAGGCTGGTTATTGGGATGGTAGTAGTGAGTTCTTACAAAAGATAAATGAGACAACTTCTTTAAATAGAAAGCATTTAGTAAAAGTTGAAGCCCCTTTAATTAATTTATCAAAAGCAGCAATTGTTGAGCTTGGTATAGATAATAAAGTTAACTTTGAAGATACGTGGACTTGTTATGAAGGAAAAGATAAGGCGTGTGGTTATTGTACAGCTTGTAGTTCTCGTATACAAGGCTTTTTAGAAAATAATCTTAAAGACCCGGTAGAATATTCAAGAACGGATATTCCATGGTAAAAATATAATATTAATATGTGCGGTATATTTGGATCAAATAATATAAAAACATTCAGGGAGTTATATAATAAAAACTCAGAGAGAGGTAATTTTGTACGTAGCATTACTAAGTTATTTCTACCAAACACTAAACATAATGGTGTAAATGTAACAACAGAATACTCCCAAGACTTTAATAAGAGTATAGAAGAAGATGATTTATGTGTTTATTATCTTGGCCATGTTCAATCTCCAACAACAGAAGTAAGAGAGTTTAATACAGATACCTCTCACCCGTTTCAATTTAAAGATACATACATTGCTCATAATGGGGTATTAGAAAATTCTAACGAATTAAAAGAGAAATATGAGTTACCAGCAAATGATGTAGATAGTAGTATTATACCTTCTCTCATATATAGACTAGGTTATAAGGAAGCTCTATCTGCATTAAAAGGAACATTTGGTTGTTGGGCATATGATCAACAATTGGGACAACTCCGTATATTTAGATCTGGTTCTACATTATGCCTGAGAGGTTCCTCTTTTAGTTCTGCTTATAAGCCTGATTATGAGAGAGTAGAACAAGGAGTTATATACGAGTG